CTGCGCTTCCCCGCCGACCATAGGGTTAACTGGCAACTCTTGTTCCATTGGAAGCCCCTGACTGAGTCCGGGTGCCATTACCGGTGCTTCAGGTGCCATTACAGGCATCGGAGGCAACACAGGTTCCACATAGAACATCGGGAACATTGGGAGCTTCGCAAGCTCGCCGGCAAAGGTCTGAGACTTCTTCGCCTGCTCCACCATCAGCATTTCATGCGCCATCACATGATCTTTGAATCGCTCTTGGATCTGACGGCTGGTCTTATACTTGAACGAAAACTCCTGCATCTGACGGGTGTGGATCTTCCAGTGGATGATGTGATTCTCCCATTCCACCGGAGACAATGCCTCTCCGTCCTTTACTTCGTTCAACTTCTCGTTCTCTGCCTCTGCGGACCGGACTGCAACGGTCGCAGCGTCAACAAACTTATCACTCTGTGCGAGGTCCAGCATGTCGATGACCTGTTCGCCCGAGAACTGGTCCGGGAACTGTTGGGCAAGGTCCATCAGAGTCTGGGTCCGAGCGGCAACAGATTTAGGCAAGGCTGAAGAGTTCTGGATTCGGATGTCGTAATCCTTCTCCAAGGCAGCAACCGAGAAGAATTCGGTCATGTACTCGTTATTCTTACCCAGAACCCGAATCATGCGCTCATCTGACTCGTCGTAATAGTCACCCGCTACGGCGAGAGTCATCTGGGCAATCTGCTTGATCATCTCATTCCACTTAAGGACTAGCTCGTTGTACCGCTCCGACTCCTGCTCAGAGAGGAACTGAAGCGCAACCCCTGCTTTAATCCCGGGAGGTGGCTCACCCCGCGACACTCCAAACACTCCGGAAATCTGCTGAAACTCTTCTTTAAGCTTGTCCCGGAACTGGAACGCATCGCTTGGAATGCTCTGAGAGGTAGCAAGCACCGGAGCTTGTGGCCCCTTGTACTGCACAATCGTGATGTCATTGCCCAACCGATCAAGTGCCACGCTGCCAGCTGGAACCATCCACTTGGGATGCGAAACCATAGTCAGGTTGCGGATGAACATGTTAGTCAGGTTGTTGTAAGTCCCTGTCAACCCCTTGATCTGCTCATAGAACGAAACGCCATGAAGCTCTCCCGGAAGATCGATGTCGGTGAATCGGACCAGTGGGAGTTTTTCCATTGAGAACGGAAACTCCGTGTTCTCAAGAACGCAGTCGTCAATGAAAACAATCTTCCGTCCCTTATCCATCTGCGGGCATCGCTTATAGAATAGGGTGTATTTATAGACTGTTCTGCGAACGGCTCTAAGCTCCATCCGCTCATAGTCGTAAATCTGAGCATCCGTGTCTTTGATGAATGCTGCCTTTTCAGGGTACATGACCCGGAGCACATCGGTGGATGCAGGCTCCATGATGATGCAGTATTCAGCCTCATCAAACTTACGCACAGTAGGCAGAAGGACTTGATCAGCGAGAAGGATTTTATAAGCCACATCCCCCACTCGGACAGGCTTATCCACGAAAACCGCGTTGCCTTGTGGGTCTTTAACCTGCTGCCCGTTCTCATCAAGGAGTGGGATTCGTCCGCCTTTAGCCTTGCTCTTAGCTTTCAGGTACTGAGGGTTCAGGTCACCCTTCGCAGCATCCCAGTCTACCTGCAGGAACACTTCACCCATGACTTGGGCATAGGTCGCAAGCTGGGTTTGAATCGCTCCCTCAAAGTCCGTCTCATACCAGATATGATCGAGGAGCATCTTACAGGTTTTTGCTGCAAGCTTGTCGGATAGTTCGTCGTTGGTTGGAAGGATCGCTACAGCTGGGCGGTACTTCACAAGGCGTGCAGCGCGGTTCTTGGTGAGATCGTACAGGTGATTGGCTACGACTTTACGGATGAAAGAAGTGCGGTCATCGCCACGGGTCCGGGCATCTGAACGGACTTCAGTGTCCTGATATTGGATGCCTTTATAAAGCGCCATGTTTCTACGCTGAATACGGACACGGTCTCGAGCCTCTGACAGAAGAAAGTCCCGCTCCTGTTGGCACCACAGAAGAATGTCTTTTTCGTTCGCCTTATCTTCGAGGTCAAACGAGTACAGCGGACGCATGTTCTGCTGGTAGGTTTTATTGTTCCCCAAGTCGTCGAAAAAGTAAGCCTGATTGTCCATGGTGGCCCTTTATTGGAGGTTATCGAATGGGTCTTTAGAGAGGGTTTCTTTCACCTCTTCAGTGACCTTTTGGAAAGTTTGATCCACTGGCACAAACTGTACCGAGTGGGTCGCTTTCTGCATAGCCCGCAGCTCAATAAGACCCCACATGAGGCCGATCAGGCAGAGTACCTGCACGACCACAACAAAGCCCAAGCCCCCGTAAAACAGTGCCGCATCTACCATGTATCCTGCTCCCATTCATCGACAGGCTCACCGGTCTCTGACATCCCCGGGAAGTCCTGCGAGATTGTTCTCCCCCGAAACATCTCGTCATGCTCCGGTAAATACTCGACTGATTCTGTCAACGCGTAGTGATCGGCGTCAAGGACATACCGTAAACAGTCAATCGCGTGATCGTTGAGTTTTGGAATCCTGCCGTTTGAATCTTTCCGGTACTGGTCCATCTCCCAGAACAGCTTTTTACAGCGGTCGGATATGAAGAGCTTGCCCTTAAGGAGCATGTCTTTGATCAGGGATAGACCGGATAGTTTGTCATGCTTGGCTTTGGAAGTGGGTTCAAAGGGTAGCTCGAAGTGGTTTAGCATCTCGTTTCTAAACCATGCTTCGGCTTCGTCGTAACCGTAGCGCCACTCGGCTTTAGGTGCGAGTTCTGCGACGATAGATTGAATGCGTTCCCCGATCTTGATGACGGTCATCTCGGCTTGGGATGTCTCGTATATCTCGTCGAGCACAAAGACTTCGCGGGTGTAGGGGTTAATAGCCACGAACAGGACGGCGAAGCAGGATGCGCCAGCAGGGTCGGCCCATGCGTACCATGAGAGCTTTCGGCGGTCTTTGGCTATGCGGTGAAGCATTACCGTATGTGGCAAGACCTGTAGGCTCGAGTTTAGCATCGGGAAGATACGAGATGCGCCCCCCCTGACGAACTCGGCCATGTATTCGCGCTCCCATTTGTCGCCCTCGCCCCGGGAGTAAAGCTCGGCTTTCTTCTTCTCTAACCAGTCTCGGCTGATGTGAGGGTTTGCGCTTGTAGGAAATTTGAAAAAGGCTTTGTTAGGATCTTGGGACCACGAATTTGCAACATGAGTGAATTGGCATTCAAACTCAGGTGGCGTCCCGATAATGAACAGCGGAGTGTCGTGAGCGGCTCGGTTTGGATCGTAAGCCTCATAAAATTCTGGTCGAAAGTCTTTGAATTCATCAAAGACCGTAAGTCCTTTGGGTTTCACGCCCCGGTAAGCTTCGACATTGTCTGAACCATCTAGTTTGATGAATGAGCCGTTTTGGAAATAGATCCTCATTTCCTGCTCATTGATTTTAGTGATCCATTCTTTTGGTCCGAACTCCTGAATGCGCCGCGATGCCCACATAATCTCGCGTGACTGTTTCATGTACGGGCTGAAGTAATAGTTTTCACTCCCCGGGAAGGTCCACGCCCACCTCCACATGAGATAACCGGTTAACTCAGACTTCCCCAGATTTCTACCGCACTGCGCAAAGACTTCTTTTTTTCGTTCCCCGAGTAGAGCGCGACCGATCTCGACTTGTGCCGAATGCGGCGTCCAGCGTGCGTGCAGGGCTTTAAGCCCGCGAGCGATACGCTCAAGCTCTGGGTGGTAGCTCACTTATCGGCCTTTTTGGCAAATGGGTCTTCAATTAACACCTTTTCAATCTCTTGAGGCGTCAATTGTTTGACTTCCAGATGGCTCACCTGTTCGATTTTATCGGTCTGCTGAAGGATCTGCTTGCCAAGCCAGATGAGCATGGCGACATTACCCTTCTTGGCCGATTCAAGCTGCCATCGGCGGAGGGAGGCGCGGAGATTGTTCCGCCCTTTGTCCATTTCCTCCGCAAATCTCCGATCTAAAGTGTCAACTGAACACCCAACGATGGTGGCGATCTCAGTGGTC